GCCAGATGGTTCGAAACTTTATCCGTACCAGGTAGGATTGGATGTATTAGCCCATCCCTCTTTGTCGTTAGGAGGTGAACTGGTCACTGCAGTTGACTCTTACTTAAGCACAGTTGTTGTAAACACTGTATTGATGGAAGAGTGCAAAAATATGGCACCTCTAGACCTTTTTGCGACAATTAATGGAGTTAAAGGAGATAAATTTTTGGAAGGTATGAAACTTGCAACGTCTGCTGGATGGCCATTTACTGTGCCCAAGCGCCAATTAACGGAAAAAGATCCAACCAAAGACTTACCGTGTGCTGTCGCATTTCGTTCTGACATTATGCAAGCCGTCGAGGTAACAAGACGACAATTGGACGCTGGGAACAGGGTATATGCTGTGTGGCGCGCTTGTCTGAAAGACGAACCTACGAAATTGTCTGCAACTAAAGTGCGTATTTTTCAGTGCGCACCATTGGTTTTACAGATTTTGATCCGACAATACTTTTTACCCATATCGCGTCTCATGCAATTGTTCCCGTTAGAATTTGAATGTATGGTTGGTATAAATGCTGAATCTCCCGAATGGGAACAAATGCACAGCTACATGATAAGTAAATCTACTAAAAATGTATTTGCCGGTGATTATGGTAAGTACGATTTGCGTATGCCAGCACAACTGGTTTTAGCTGCTTTTGATGTTTTGGTAAGACTAGCCGCACAAGCTGATTACACGGGAAGCGATTTGCGCATTATGCAGGGTCTGGCGTGTGAAGTCGCTTATCCGCTAATGGCATTTAATGGTACTTTGATCCAACTTTTCGGTTCCAATCCTTCCGGTCAAAATATGACAGTTGTGATTAATTCCATAGTTAACAGTTTGCTAGCGCGTTCTTGTTTTTATTCTATTTATCCTAACAGTCAGTTGTCCGATTTTAGACGCTACGTCGCTATAGGCACATATGGCGACGATGTAATGGGTTCAGTGGATGATGAACGCGTAGATTTCAATATCGTTTCATTTTCCAAGTTTGTAGCACGGTTTGATATCGTATTCACTATGCCTAACAAGGAAGACGAATTGATACCATTTATGTCAGTAGACGATGTTGATTTTCTTAAGCGACGAAACTACTTTAACGCGGATCTGGGATGTAATATCGGTGTGCTCAGCGATTCGAGCATCTTTAAGAGATTGCACTGCACCATGGAATCTTCTCATTTGTCCAATAGAGAGTTGAGTGCATTGGCATTGGAAACATCATTGAGGGATTGGTTCTTTGCCGGCAGGGAAACTTTTGAGCGCCGGCAGCGTGAATTAATGGAAATAGCTGAAAAAGCCCAGCTAAGTCATTTGTGTCCAGAATTACAGGATACTTACGACAAAAGAGTCTCTAAGTGGCGTGAAAAATACTTAGTTGACACACCCCCGAACTCCATCGGGGGAGATTAATCATCTGTGGTTGAAACGGAGAATGTATATATGGATACCACGTATTAGTTATTTGATCTTTGTATTGAAACGTAGGCTTTGTACATTTATGGTGCCTCTTATTTAGGAGTGGGGACAGCCCCT